ACGGATTATTAGAAGAGCAATATGGCAGTCAGCATAACACCAGATGAAGCAACGGGGTTTGCGGATATAACCAGACCCAATTTTGCCATGAACGAAACGGTGAGTGCAACATGTAATGTTCAATCACCTCAGATATGTAATGTAACCAATGTAAATGCAGTTCTACAGGCACCTTCATATGAACCTGACCTAGTAATTACACCTGGTACTACATCGGTCAGTATAACAGGAGATTTACAAGATCCTTTTGTTGATGTCTTCACATACGTAGAACAGAGTGAGTCAGATAAGACTATGACCCCTATAGTAGTTGAAAGAGTAGTTAATATGCCAGATGATAAGTTGATGTATGACCTCGATCAGGATAATAGGGTATATGTAAGCAGGTTCTTTGATATTACTGTACAATGGGAAGCAGGTACATCAGGTAACCTAGTTGCACAGACACCTGCAACCTTCGTACTTGAATTGAAGATATATAATTCATGGGAAGGTATTCGTTCCTTCGTAGCAAACTATTATTAAAATGCCAGCAGTCACAAGAGTCGGAGACGCAGATGTATCCCATTGTTCTGGAATGAACAGAGCACAGGGTTCAGGTAACGTCTTCTGTAATGGTCGTCCTGTCTCTCGACAGGGGGATAAAAACACAACACACTTAAAACCAGGCAATCCTTGCCCTCCACACTCTGCTTCCATATCAAGTGGTAGTTCTACGGTCTTTGTAAATGGCAAAGGTTGTGGTAGAGTAGGAGATGGGCTAGGTGGTTGCACATCAGTGGCAGCTGGTTCATCAAACGTATTCGCAGGTTAATTATTATGGCAATGAGATTTAATACAGGTATTCCAACTATAGAAGCAATACCTAAAAAGACAAGACAAGGTAAAGGGTCACATACAAAGTACTCTGCTACCTCTAGAAATAAGGCAAGGAAGAAGTACCGTGGCCAAGGCAAATAGAATAGTAGATGGTAAGAGAAATGCCAACATTCCCGTAGATATGAGCGATCATTTCTACGATCATGGGAATGAATATTGCAGGTATCTTATTACAGATCCACGCAGTGATAGAGCATCAAGAAAAAAGTCACAAAAAGAAGTATAAATATACCTGAGGTTAATAATAGGCTAGTTAGTGGCATTAATATCGAAGTCATTTCGTGACTTCTCTTTAACTTTTGAAAAGAATGCAGTGACAAACGATGTGTTGGCACTGAACAATGAAGCAGCCATTAAAGAATCAGTCAAAAATATTGTTTTTTATAACTTCTACGAGAAACCTTTTGACATGGCATTCGGTGGTAATATCATTGGATTGCTTTTTGAGAATTTTACAGCTAACGATTCACAAAGAATTAAGAAACGTTTAAAGAAAGTAATTAATACTCATGAACCGAGAGTTGCGGTATATGAGGTTAAGACAAAGTGGACAGAGGATCGTAACACTTTAGATGTAAGAGTTGCATATGTTATTATGGGTATACCACCAACATTTGATTCTATTGACATAGCATTTAAACCATAATGGCATTTAATCAAGTTAATGCTCTTGAGTTCAACGAAATCAAGGCACAAATCAAAGGATATTTAAGGGCACAAGACCAATTCTCGGATTATGACTTCGAGGGATCGTCAATGACTGTCCTTTTAGACGTTTTAGCATATAATACTTACTATACATCAGTAAATGCCAACCTTGCAGTCAATGAAGGGTTCCTAGAAACGGCAGTTTTGCGTGAAAACGTTGTAAAACTTGCTAGGATGATTGGTTATACTCCAAAATCAGCAAGATCAGCACAATGTACTGTTGATATAACAGTTCAGACCGTAGTTCCTTACCCAAAAACTGTTACAATTAACGCAGGACTAGTTTTAAACTTTACAGGATTGGATAATAACAACTATGTGTTCTCACTTGGCACTGATACAGTCACTTCTGTGGACAGTACAAGTGGAATTGCTAGTTTTAAAGGCATCACTTTGTTTGAAGGAGTGTTTTTGACCGATACTTTTGTTAAAGATATCAACCAAAGACAGAGATTTATCCTTACTAACAAGAATGCAGACACAACTTCAATGAAAGTTGAGGTAACTTCTGGTACAATTACAGAAAGATACCTTCAAGCAACTGATATTACTAAGATTGATTCAACATCTAAGGTATATTTCTTAGAAGAATCAGAATATGAGATCCCAGAAATTCTATTTGGTGACGGAAAAGTTGGAAAAGACTTAGAGAATGGAGATGTTGTTTCAGTTTCATACTCAACAAGTAATGGAACTGGTGCAAATGGTTTAAAAGTATTTGAAAATATTGGTACATTTAGGGATAACAATGGTCAAAGTATTACTTCTGGTATTACTGTTACGGCTACTTCCTTTCCAGATGGGGGTTCGAGAGCAGAAACTACTGAATCAATCAAATTTGCTGCTCCAAAATTCTATTCAGCATTTGGAAGAGCAGTTTCAACACGTGATTATGAAGCAATTATTCCTCAGATATATCCTAATGTAGGATCTATTGCATGTTATGGAGGAGAAGAAGCAGAACCTCCCGAATTTGGAAAAGTTTTTCTTGCAATTAAACCAAAAAATGCAGACAAATTATCTCTTTCTGAGAAAAATGTCGTTTTGAAGAAGTTGAGAGAGTATTCTGTAGCAGCAATTCAGCCAACAATCATTGATCCGTCCATTTTATTCATTGATATTGACAGTTTTGTGTATTTCAATCCGAACATAACGCGGAAAGAACCCTCAGAAGTGAAAAATGCGGTACTTGGGTCATTAAATGTACTCAACAATAGCGGAGAGTTCAATAAATTTGGCGGAAAATTCAAATATTCTAAGCTTCAGAGTATAATTGATAAGTCAGAGGCTGCAATTACGTCCAATATCACTCGTCTCAAGATGAGAAAGAACGTGACAGTCGATCTGAACGCACGTGTGAACTATAAAATATGCTACGGTAACCGCATTAAGCAAGGAACAAGCACAAAACCAACCGTTTCTTCTTCAGGATTTAAGATTGTTGGAGATGATTTCAACATTTTCTACCTAAATGACGACGGTGCAGGTTCATTGAGACTCTATTATGTTAAAGGAACTGGTGAATTTGAATACGTAGATGGATTATGGGGTACTGTTGATTACAGTATGGGTGAAATTGTCATTAATGACTTGATAATTTCTATGACAAGTGTGGCAAACAACCAATTACAGATTGCTGCAATTCCAGAATCCAACGATATCATATCTCTTCGTGAAACCTACTTGACAGTGGGCATAGATAATACGACTGTAAGTGTTGTTGAAGACACTATCAGTAGTGGTTCAAATATTTCTGGTACAGGAGTAGTACCAGAGTCCAGCTATAGCTAGTAACAGATGACAAATTCTTCATGGAAGGTTAGCTCGTGGACTACGCCAACCACAACGGTATCTGTACCTCCAGTACCGTCTGAGGTTAGTCCCGAATCGAAATCGCAAATATCCCTAAGTGTTACGGGACAGTTTGCTTCGTTTGTACAGGAAAATTATCCAACCTTTATATCATTTGTTAAACACTACTATAAGTCACAAGAATTAAAAGGATATTGTTTTGATGTAATTCAAAACTGGGCAGATTATTATAATATTGATAATTACGGAGGTCTAGTTACTGAGACCACACTTATTTCAGCGTTAACAACGACTTCAGATGCAGTTGACGTTGAATCTACTCGTGATTTCCCAGATGAAGGTCTTTTGATGGTAGATGATGAGATCATTTACTACGAAAAGAAGGGATCAACACTATTTCAAGGATGTGCAAGAGGATTTAACGCTATAAAGGCAGTTGGAGAGGTTGGAACTTACCAATTTGAGAGTACAACTGCTGCAACTCACGAACTTGGAGCAAAAGTTGTTAATTTAAACAACATTTTCCCACTTTACGTTCTTGGAAAGTTCAAAGAACAGTTTTTAGCGACTTATCCAAAGAATTTTGCAAGTGGTGTAACCGAAAGTACTGTAATTAAGCGTATTAAGGACTTTTATGCTTCAAAGGGGTCAACAAGGTCATTCCAGTTTGTCTTAAGAACACTATTTGGCGTAGAATCAGAAGTTAACTACCCAAGAGAGAGAATATTCAAACCATCCGATGCATATTACACCTCCAGAGAGGTTATTCGTGCGGTTGCTGTCTCTGGAGACCCTATTGACCTTGTTGGACAAGTATTATACCAAGAAAACGACGCAAACGACCCAAATGTTGCTTCTGCAAGAATTTACGTTAAAGGAGTTGTTGAAGTTTTCACTGCAAGTGGTACAATCTTTGAAATTGACGTAGATACCAATAATTCACTAGGTACATTTGTTACACCATACAAATCTACCCTAGCAAATGACTTAGGAGGTCAATTAGTTGACCAAGTAGTCACAGTTGACTCTACAATCGGTTGGCCAGAGCAAAATGGGCGATTTAGGATTGAAGATGAGATTATTAACTATTCAGATAAGACTGTAACTCAATTTTTGGGTTGTACCCGTGCTAGAGAGAATACACTCTGTGTAGCACATGATGCAGGTCAGGAAGTATTCGCTGCATTTAAGATTTACGGGTATTCCAACGTAGATAACTCAGAAATTCAATTAAAAGTCTATGGTGGTACTAAA